CTAGTCAACGTAGTCAGTAGTCAATAGTCAACCGGGGGGGTTTTGGGGGCGCGGGTGGTGTGGGATAGTGTTAGTGTGGTTGTGTAGGGGTGTGTTGTTGTATAGGGATATATTTAGAGGGGGGGGTTTGGGTGCTATTAAAAAATCTCTTATAAGGACATACTACCACTATAAGAGCATACCACTATAAGGACGCCACCCGGCGGCCCAAACCGGGGGCGGTTGACTACTGACTATTGACGGGGTTGACGGGTTGACTAGTCAACGGACTGACTACGGGGCCGCACGGCGAGGTGCGGCCACATCGTAGTGGTTACGACGCCGCTGGCGGCGAGGTTGCAGAGTGGTGGTGAGGTGCCAGATATGGCGAGGACAGCGCCACGATAGTGGCGTGGTGCTGGCCCGAATGGATCGGTGGGGACTGCGCCAGCGCCGTGCAACGGCGTGGTGCGGGCACATCGTGTAGGGGCATGGTCAACGAGGGGAACCGGGTGAGGTATGGTGTAATCTCGGATTACGGGATGGGTTGTAGGGGGAACCATTAGCGGGCAAACTGATGGGGGAATAAATTTGGGTTAGTGTTTGACATTTGTGGTACGTTGTGGTACTATTGGTTCACAGGTTGAAGTACACAATAGCACAACCTGCAAACTACAGGAGTTAGCCCATGAATGAGCAAGAGAAATTCATCTACGAGGCCGCCACATTGTTACAGCAACTAAGTGATGATGCTGTTCGGACAAAGCATACGTTGCTTAATGCAAAAAACGGTGAGTATACTTTGTCACCGCGATCACGACAAATAATCAAATGTGCATACATACCAGTGTTAGAAGATCTCTTACGGTGCATTACACGGGCATATTACGCAGGTGATGTGCCAAAGATGGAACAATGTATAGAGGAGCTTAACAAGGCAATTATCGAATTTGCCGACGTATAGCATGAGGGGGCGGGAGGGTACCCGCCCATTAATACTACCCACACTGGAGGGAACCACGATGGAGCTGGATTTTACATGGGAAGAGATAGAGCAAACGGTAATGGAACTAGGTAAGATGGAAACCAATCTACGCGCATCGAGGGATTATTACAGCGCGCAAATCAGTGCGCTCAACAAGAAGCGCCAGCTCGCGGGCCTCATGGCTGAGCGGATTGGCGCTTTGCGTATTGCTCTGGAAAAAGAGATGTGGCAGACCTGCAAGGTCATCACGAAGGTGAAGGAAGCTCGGGCACCCCGTGAGGTAAAGGAGAAAAGGACTATGTCCTTAGCCCAATTCGCCAAGGAGTTCGAGCAGATGTCAAAGGATGAGCAGTTGCGCGTGGCGCGGCAGCTTGGTTTGATCGAATAGCAAAAGGAGAACAAGATGGCTATTATTTAAAAGGGAGATGTGGTTACAGTGCTGGGCAATCCTGAGGGGAAATACTATGGTACAACAGCCATGTGTGTTTCCCGACAGGATAATGTGGGCAATAAGTCCACTGAACCCAAATTGAAGTTTCAACTTCATAACGGACGTATCGTGCAGCTGGTGTTTGGCACAATCCAAAGGAACATTTAACAGGGACTATCCCTAAAGGAGCCATCATGGACAAATCTGTAAAAGAACACAATGTTGTAGAAAAACCACAGGATATGGCATCAAGAGCACTCAGCACACCACTGGAAAGTCTCTATGATCGCCTATTAAACATCTGCCATAAAACTGGCAGGGTTTCTATGGACGTGGAGGGCCTGACCAACTACCTTTCTGGCCCACGTGCGCAAGAAGCGGCCAATAAAGGCAGTGAAAGCGACTCCCAAAGCTTCATTGCCCGAATGTCCCGCGTCATGGATGCGATTGAATGCCATCTATGGGACATGGATGAAGCATTGTCCGAGGTTATGGAGACATCCAAATAGATCAACTCATCCACTGCCCACAAGGTTACTTGTGGGCAGAACTATGGGTTAATCTTTAATTGGAGGAGACAAACGATGGGCCTTAGAGCTGAAAGAAAGAAAGCGGCTATGGAGAAGACAAATAAACTTAAGGAACAGCTCAAAGCAATCTTTGTAGAACATTACTACAATAGACCACACGTGGTAGAAGCAGTATTTACTGAACTTTACTACAAACTGCCTCCACAAGAACGGCATTTCTTTAATCGTGCGTTATCAGCGTTGAAAGAAGAGTTGACAAACCAATAAGTGTACCTATCAAAGGAGGAAATAGCATGATGTATTACAAACTCGTAGACATCCATCCAACTGATTCATTCTACCCATTGCGTGGCTGTCTGTTGGAACAATTATTCCTCTTGAATCCCTATGGCCAACGGGTTTACCGTTCTGCCCGTCGTGGTTATTACAGCGGGTTTGTCGTACCATTAACAGCGTTCCGCAAGCGAGAAATCTTTTTCTTCGCCGCAAAGCTGGTGCCAGTAATTGGCTACCGGAAAATATTGTTACCTAAAGGAGATAAATAATGCCACACATGCCAACAAAGGAACAGGTAAAAGCCGTCATAGACGAAGTGGATGAACTAGAACTTTCTGATGGTGCTTATTGGCAACTAATCCATGAACGACTTGGCTTGGAGTATGGCCAGGTGTTTGAATACATTTTTGCTGATCCTGAGTTCTTTGGTTATGTGGTAGTGGAAACTAAACAATCTACGAGTGAAATATCGGAGAAAATACAATGAATAGAGGCAAACGTATCCATCCAGAAGTATCTGCATGGTTGCTCACCGAGCGCAAAAAGCTCGATCAATACATGCGATTAAACGAGGCGTTGTGGCAGGTGGAAAAGATCGAGGCTCACATGCCACACTATACCATCCCTAGATCCCAACCAGTCTATTCACGCAAGGTGTTTTCCACTGAAATCGTATATATGCACGACATCTGCATCGAACCCTGTTTTTCTAACAAAGGCGACACGGAACTCTTCCGCATGGCTGTAGCGAATGAGATGCGGCAGGTTTGGCTGGACTACTTCAATTTAGAACTAAAATGGTCGCACAACTACACTCTGCATGGTAAACTGATGGGGATCGAAATCCGCATCGATCCCTTCATCAACTACCGTATGTGTAAATACATCGAGACAAACATAGTAGTCCCGGCAAAAAAGAAGGAGATTCGCCTATGTGGTGATGACCTGCTACACTATGAACTGACTGGAGAGATTCCCGAAAAGGCCCTTGAAAATGGATAATTTCTACAATCTCATCCTTCTATCTTTCCTCACCATACAGTATGATCCAAGAAAGTGGAAAGATAGAGATCGGTATGGCCGGCGTTATTGGTATCGAACAAACTGGCGTATCTACGATGCGTAATAAGGAGTAACCATGAAACCTATTAAATTCGATGTCAGGGCTATTGTTAACGTACCCGACCACACCTATATCTGCGACGTGCCCGTGGCAGTCTCACCTGGTGATCCAGGTGACTATTGGACACCACCCATTGGCCCCGAGGTGGACTTTGGTCTTGAGGACATCATCCTCTACGAACTCCTTGACAACAATGCGGAAGTTCTCCTTGACGTTAAGCAGTTCGAGGTTCCAGTGTTGCAGGAAATCTTTGTTGCAATCGAACTTGAAGCACTTAGGAAATATGAAGCATTAAATCATCCATAAGGAGGAAGTGATGAAAATTGTAAATGAGTCTACAACAACTATAAGGTTTTCTGCGCTGTTCCCAGGAGATGCATTCAAACTGTATGTAGATAGTGTGTTTGTCTACATCAAAACTGATGACACCAATCTTGGTATTCAAGCCTGCTGTTTGAATGATGGGGAATTTCGGCGTATGACTCCTGATGACCAAGTAGTGGCATTCCCAAATGCAACAATAGTTCTAGAATAAAGGAGGATTAAACAATGCCAGTTAACAGAAAATCTCTTGACCGAGTATTTTCTGCAGGATTCAGCTCATACCACCCCGGACAAGCGTATCCTGTTTATCCTACTAATATGTATACTCTAGAAGAGGAAGAAGCATTCCGGCATGGTTGGAAAGCGGCAGAGGAAAAGTACACCAGGGACCAGCAAGATGATTGGGAGGAATTTAGACGTTCCTGTCCTTGGAAGACTTACAACGGAGCTGGATATTTCTGCGATGCTATCGAAACTGATTGCGAGAACGCAGAAGATTGTGCAATTTACTACGCACTAAGGAGATAATCTCATGCCAGACAAAATGATCAGAATAAAAAAGTGCTCTGGGTGTCCTCATTTGGACCATTGCGGGAGCTTTGGAAAGGTTGCGAACATTCCATACTGCGGAATGGCAGGAAAAACCCTACCATATACAACCATGACAGATGGAGAAAGACTCTACGCTCCTGGTGCCCATTAGAAGATATTTCAGAGGTTAACAGTGAAACGAAGCTATTACAAACGTCTAGGCAGAAATGCCTACTCACCTGACGCAGATTGGAATGAGCAGTGTCCCTGGCAAGATGAAAACTATGCAGATATTCGTAATTTATTCCACGACATGACCAAGCGGTGCGAAAAATTAGCCCAAATCATCCGATTACTTTTGCCCCCACCGCATAGTGATCATAATTCTGATCCTATTGTCGCAAAAGCCCACGCTGTGCTCAAGGAGGATAATTAAATGCAAGAAACTATTTTCGATATTATCATTCCTCTATTGATTACGGCTATGTGTATGTGTTTCGGAGCAGCAATATGTTTGGCTTGTACTTCTACCAAAGGTGATGCTGATGATTATGGTAGACGTTTGCATAGGAACGTGATCATAGGCGCACTAGCAGGAGCTATTTTCTTTTTAGCTATTTTCATCTTCTCAATAAATAACCCTGGCGGGCTTTACTAGGAGATAACTATGAAAACCTTCGTCACGTTTGGACAAGAACACATTCACCGCATCGACGGCAAAATATTCGATAAAGACTGCGTAGCAGTTGTCAATGGTGATCGTGCTAAGGTGTTTGAAATATTCGGTCCCAAGTTCTGTTTCGGGTACCCGGAAGAATATTGGGACGAAAGTAAGCTACGCTATTTCCCACGTGGCTATATCTATGTAGAAAAGGAATCAAAAAGTTTTAATTTAGGTGAGCTAACAATGCAAATACCAGACCAACCTGATGACTTGCCCAACTACGGCAGGTGTAATTCATGTGGCTGGATAGGCCCATTGTCTAAATGCAAAACCGAGGTAGAACAAGAATCTTGGGAGATTCCTACACTACAAACAACCTATTTTTGCCCTAATTGTGATAACGGAGAGATTGACGACTTTTTCTTCTCAGAAGAACTACATAAGGGCAAAATCTAAAGGAGACTAGCAATGCTAAAAGACCATCTTAAACCCCTACTCATCACCATAGCCAGTGGTTACCTTGCCCTAGCCCTTACTTGGTGTTGTGCCCATATTCTCCTGTATGGGTTTGATTTTATCATCGAGAAATCAACCCAACTTACCACATGGCCACCATTGCTGTTAAGTTTTGTAAGTCTTATGGCGATAGCTACATTATTCATTTTCACTATCGTACCTTTCATAGCTATCATAGCGTACCTGATTAATAGAACATTTAACCACAAGGAAGGAGTATAGAATGCGTTTATGTGAAAACTGTAAGTGGTTTGTAAAAGATCCTGATGGTACTTATGATGGATTCTGCTATTGCTATCCACCAAGACCAGGCTATATCAAGCATCGCAATGGGTTCGCACAAATCATTGCTGAAAGACCCGTTGTAAGACGTAGTGATTTCTGCAGCAAGTGGGCGGCGGTCATTGCCCCACGCGAACCCAGTGTGTAATTCGGGATTACGCCATGCATCCACGGAAAAAAGATATCTTAACAATCACTCTCCCGGCGGTGTTTTATCTCCTTTTACCTACACCACTCAACTGGCTACTCCCGATTCTGCACATCATCGTATGCTTATCAATCATCTTCTCCGGAAATGGTGAAGATTAAACACAAGGAGCCATTATGTCAAACCAAATAACCATTCGACTCGACCCTCGTCGCAAGGCCGAACTCTTGGCAATTGCCAAACATTATAACACATCACTCTCCGTCGTCGTACGCAATGCAATCCACACGGAGATCAAGAGGCGCAAAAGGCTGACCACAATAAATTTCCCCAGTACTTGACAAACCCCGGTGATTTTGTTACAACCGTTTTGTAACAACCACAAGTTGTAGTCCATTTTTTAACACACTTCTAACCCAAGGAGGCCACGATGCCCGAATTCACCAACACCATCAAGACCAAGGCCAATGGCGGCCCCGACAAGCCGGAGTTCCTGCCCCGCGAAGTCGAGGTACAAACCCCGGAATGCATGAAAATCGAGGACCTCGACCAACTCCGCGAACTCGTCGGCGATCAAGTGATCGTCCAGAAGTTCCAGCAGCAATCCGTGATCGACCTGCGTTCCAAGGTCCGTAGTCAGCTCGAAGCCGCTGATGACAACAACGATCCGAAGTACGACGATTCGGCCATCCAGCAAGGCTTCACTGGCGAGGACGGCGAGATCACGCCCTGGTCCGAATGGCAACCGTCCGTCCGCACCGTCATGTCCACCGAGGAAAAGCTGGCCAAGGCCATGTCCGGCAAGGACCCCGAGGCTGTCAAGGCCGCCCTCATGAAGGCCGGGTTCGACCTGTCCTCGCTCGCGTAGACCCTGCACGTTCAACGGAGGGGCTTCGGCCCCTCCTCTGGCCCAATCAGCCTAGCGTGGAATCCCTTCTACCCTAGTCTGGTTTGGCCATCGGGGTCTAACCTCCAGTAGTTAGTGGGTCGAGGGTAATATCAGCCCCACAGCCTTCGGCCCACTAACATACAATACAACTTTGGAGGCACACCATGACACCTAAAGAATTGTTCCTGAAGGAAAATGCCCAAGTAATCATCAACATCACGCCGAACGATCACACGGACAGGCCCATCCAGGTACGGGGCAAATATCTCGGCACCCAACATCTCCAGAACTACACGCCTGGATTCGTTGCGGTTGAAGCTGAAATCGAAGGGAGCGAGCAAGAATCTCACACAGTCCTCGTCCATCCCGCATCCATCCAAGTAATCATCATTCAACCCTAGTCCCTCGGAGCCGCTGACCATGGACATTACAAAACAGATCGACAATACCACGCATGTAGACTTCCTTACATGCCCTCGTAAAGGATTCTTCCGCCATATCATGCACCTTGTGCCAGACGGTGGTCGTTCTAAAGACCTCGTGTTTGGCGCTGCATGGCATGCCGGAATGGAAACGGCCCTGAATAATATCAAAAACGGTAACATTACATCCTCCACCCACCCTTCCACTGCCGCCGAAATTTCCATGCTCGGTTTCTTCGATTGCTGGGAAAAGGAAGGAGGAAGTGAGTTCAACCTCGAGCAAATCTTTCCCAAAACCCCTGCCCGTGCCCATGATATGTATAACGCATTCTGGTCACAATACCTCGAAGAGTTCCTACGGTATGAAATCATGGGGGCCGAGCTGAAATTCTCCCTCGAACTCCCTCCCCTTGACGGCCAACCATTCCCTGTCATCTACATCGGTAAACTCGATGGAGTCGTGTTCGACCATGATGACGACATTCTCACCATTCTCGAACACAAAACCACGAAGTATTTCAACGACACCTGGTTAGCCGGGTTCGAGAATAACCTCCAGATTGAAGGCTACCTCGCCGCGGGAATGATCTATTACGACCGACTCCCAAGGGTCGAAATTATTGGTGCTCTGTGCCAGAAAACGAAGGGCCCAGAATTTCATCGTCATCCCATCACACGCCGGGACGCTGCCATTGACCGCTTCCTCTACGAGGTTCGTGCGAATGTTATGATGTTCCACATGTGGTTGGATGCCATAGAATTATTCAAGCAAGCCCACCCCAACTGGCAAACTGATCGCAACATCCCTTTCCTCCCCTTTCCTCGCCACCCTGGCACAGCCTGTACGTTATACTTCCGGCGCTGTGCCTACTTTGACATCTGTCTAGCCCGCAACAATCCCCTCACCTTCACAGAACCTCCCACGGGTTACAAGATTGAAGAATGGGGCCCTTTCCCTGAGGAAAACAATGTCCAAGAGTGATGACTACACCCAGGTAAAGACGCAAACTGTGGGTGGGCGAGTCCAGCGCAAGACTATGCTGGCTGCCATTCGTACCGCTACACAGCTCCGGCTCAACCCTACCTCTGGATTTGATGCCATGCGTAAATGCCTCGAGATATTTCTTCATCAAACCCAACCCACGTTGATGAAGAAAGACACGCTCACTAGTGCTGAACTCGCGGAGCTGAAGGCATTCCTGCAAGGTGGAGGCCAGGTTGCGGTTGATCCTGAGCAGGTGCAAGCGGCATTGAAACACTTAAACCTGGAGGATTAGCATGGCCACAATGCAACGTGTCTCAGAAATGCAGGAGTCGGGTATCTTCGATCTCAAGATGCTCATCTACGGTGAACCCAAGACCGGGAAGTCCCATTTCTGCGGCACATATACCAAAGGCCCCGTGTATGTCTATACTTTCGACGAAGGTGGAGCTAAGACATATCGTAAGATGCCCCATTCCGATAAGATCATGGTCGCACAGTACATGGAGCCTGACCGCAATAAGGCGGCGTCGTGGAAGGATTTCATCAAAGACCTCCAACAAGCTGGCAAGGATGGATTCTTCGAGCAGGCGCAAGCTGACAATGCTCTGGTCGTGTTTGAATCCACCACCACTATGGCCGATGCTATCATGCGTTTGGTCATCTACAAGAATCACAAATCCATCTTCGACGCAGATAGCATCCCACACCAAGCCACCCAGCCGCAATGGGGTTCTGGTGTACGAATCATGCAAGAATTTATCAACACTGTGACCACCCTACCCTGCGCCGTGGCCGTAACTGCCCACACCCGTACGGAGAAGGATGAAGTCAGTGGTAAGCTCATTGGTTTCCCCACCACGGTGGGCAAAACCTACGGCCCACAACAAGCCATGCACTTCGATGACTTGATCTACATCGCTATGTCTGCTGGCCGTCACACGTTTCACCTCAAAGGCACCGGGATATATCAAGCCGGTACAAGAACCATCCTCCCCAAGTCTGTCGTAGACTTGACAATGGATGATATGTTCAACGCATATATCCACAAACGTCAACCCCAACAGTCCAAAGGCAAGTAGCACCGTAACCTTTTACCCTAGAAGGAGGCCATCATGGTTTTCATTGGTAATCTCGACGAAGTCCCCGAACTGTCCGCAGTTCCCGAAGGCGAGTACAAGCTCAACGTGAGTGCCGCTGATGTGAGGACAGGCCAGAACGCTCCCCATCGCCCCTACTTCAACATCGTCTGTCGTATCGAGGGCGAGGAAAACGCGAAGGCAGTCTACCACATGATCGCCATGCCCATCGGCGAGGATGACCCCGGCAAGCAGGATAACATGCGCCGTGGGCTGAAGTACTTCTGTCAGGCCACCGGGTTCGAGTTCCCTGCCGACGTGGATACCGAGGACGTGGATGCCCTGAAGGGTGTAGCCGAACAAATGCGCGGCCTGTCATTCGAAGCCTACCTGCGCGTGGCTGAGAACAACAACGGCGAGGATGTGAACGAGATTCGTAAGTTCACTTCCTAGACCTATCGAGGGGCCAAGACTCTTGGCCTCTCTCTTATCTCTAGGAGGCAAAAAATGTCTGATCTGCCCGGTAAGGTTTATCGTTTATCATTGGCCAATAAAGCCTACGCCAATGGACAACCTATCATGACGGACCCGGAGTATGACCAACTCTGGCGGGAAGTATTCCTACGTGATCCATCCAACGATGCCTTGTGGCACACGGGTAAGGAAACACTCGTTGGCAACTTCCCCCACCCGAGGCCTCTATTATCGCTTAACAAGGCAATGGATTTCCCTACCTTTAAAGTGTTTCTCAAACGGTATGCTAATGAAACCATTATTGCCCAACCAAAATACGACGGTGTGGCCGCTGTCATCTATCCTACCCCTACCCACTACCGTGTTGTACTCTCGGGTGATGGCATACAAGGTAAAGATGTAACGAGGAAGCTAACATATGCCCATATTCCACAAGTTTCTACGGATGCTAAACACAGGGTTGAAGGTGAGTTGCTTATCCCTTGGCATCTATGGCGGCCTGACCTCGGAAAGCATCCCCGTAATGTTGTCGCTGGCTTTGTTAGTCGTGATTATTTGGCTGACGATTATCAACGCTTGATTCATTTCATTCCCCATAATCAGCTTCACTATACCCTTCCCACCAATGACCCCACCGAAGCGTGGGACAAATGTCTGGAGTTATTTAATGAATGGCACAAACAATTTCCACTCGACGGTGTTGTGCTCAAAGTCCTGTCGGATAAAATTAGGCTTCGCGACGGGCACAATGGCGATTACCCTTATTGGGCCATCGCATGGAAGCCGCCTATTCAGACTGCGGAAACCATCGTGGAAGAGATTGAATGGAATGTCTCACGCACAGGTCGCGTCGTCCCAACAGTTATCTATTCCCCCGTCGAACTCGCCGGAACAACTAACACTAGAGCAACTGGCAATAATGCAGAGTGGATTAAGGATCGCGGAATCAGAGTTGGAGCGACCATCACTATCGGCAAAGCCGGAGAGATCATACCTAAAATTATTTCAGTGCGCGACGGAGATCCTAGTAATGTTAGCCTGCCTACTACTTGTCCTACTTGCGGTGGCCCACTTTATCTTTCTGACAAAGACTTAATGTGTGATAACATTCAGTGTATTCGCCAAATCATAAAACAGTTGTGCCATTTTTATTCTCTCAATAACATGCGCGTGAAAGGTATAAAGGAATCTACCCTAGAAAAGATATTGCAACATCCACATTATCTCTATGCCTTTCGTAAAAAGCCTTGGTTTTTATTTTTCCTCGCGTATCGTATACCGAGTGAATTATATAATATCCTCGGCAATCGTGCGGCGTATATTATTGCAAGTGCGTATGAAATTCGTGGCAAGAAGACCATTGCTAATCTTGCCTCCGCTTTTGGCATCACTGATCTTGGCCCCAACCGCATCCGGTCGATCATGGCATTCATGCAAGGCGCCCATACCAAGTTCATTAAGCGATCTCACATAGATAAATTTGTTGAATACTACCCCATGATATTACAAGCAAAGAAGGATCTGGAAGAATGGGGATTTGAATTTCTCCCCTTACCTAAACCCAGCGGAATTGTTTTTGCCATCACAGGGCCACTTCCTCTCGACCGTGTTGAAGCAGCGCAATTATTAGAAAACCATGGCTGGGAATGGAGTGCCTCTGGTGTAACCAAAGCATGCAATCTCCTAATCACAAATCTGACCACACCTACAAATAAGTATAAAAAAGCTGTGGAACGTGGGATAGAAATTATCACTTGGGATGAAGCTCTTAATCGTATAGGGGTGAAAGCAGATGAAGATTGGTAATATTGAGATAAAATTTTTACGGGATATTTTTGCAACCCAGAAAGCCATGACAAAAATAATATCCGAACACGCCTGCAATCGTACCTATGGGGAAAGGCTTTTGCGTCGTCTAGTGGAAAAGAAACTCATTCGTCGTAACAAAACATACATCAGTGGTTATTGCACTACCAAAGCAGGCACGAAAATATGCATGAATTGTCCTGCGTATGTCTACCGTATACAACACGATGATACACAACTCTTTTTTGCCCCCAAGCAGCCCACACAATATTCTCCCACGGGCTACATATACAGAACTTTCAAAGGCGCTAAACGTGCCATGAATTACTATAATCTCCATGACGACCATACTATATTGGAATATGTAATCACGCCAACCAAGCGCGTAATCTCGAATTACACCATAACCAAGGAGATGAAAAATGGCTAGAGTATCTGTTGATGTGGATACCGAACAGTATCTGCGTTTCACCAAGCAGTTACCGTATGGCCAACTCGCAGAAATTATCCGTGGGTTTGTCAACGCAATGGCAACGGAAGTCGAGAATAATGGACGTAAGAACATTATTGAATGGCTTGAGGGTCGTGCCACCTTGACTCTTCCTCAGGTCACAAAGGAGTAACCATGCCTACTTCCAACAGACAATTAGAGTGGTATGACTTTGCACTTAAGGTCGAAGAACATGTGGCTAACTACACCGTACCGCAATATGGTGACTACCCCACTGACCAAATAGCTACCGAGTTCACTATCGAAGATTGCTTCAAGCACATTCAACGATACGTTAATAGGAATCTTCGCCAGAATTGTCGCAAGGACGAAATCCATCGTGACCTCTTGAAGATCGCCCATTATGCCTGCGTAATTGCGGGCAAGATGGAGCGTGGTGAGGAGTAGTTATGCAAAACATGTATCGTATTCCCTGCACATCTTTTCATGAGTTACCCTCGCATGAGCAACACATGCTTGTTACAAAGGCTCGCAAGCGCCGTGAGTATGAGCCACCCAAACCTCAGCGGAAATCCTCCACCACAAAGCGGGCTACGTCTAAGAAGCAACAAAACAGAATGCAGGAAAAAATGGCTAAGTTGCTCCATTCCATGCCCGAAGAAAAAAGGGCTATCTTTCTCCAAGAGCTTCGAGATAAAGGAATAATCTAATGTCGAATAAACAATACCACGTCCAAGAAATTCCCCTTGCTGACATTACCATTCTCGACCGGGTCCGCCAGGATGTTGGGAATCTAGATGAATTGAAAAATTCCATGGCTGTATCTGGCCTATTGAATCCCATCATCCTCGACAGTGACCTTCAACTCGTGGCCGGTGAACGCAGGTATCGTGCGGCCCAATTGTTAGAATGGGAAACAATATCTGCCCGCATCATCCCCGGCCTCACACCTGACCAGAAGCTCGCTATTGAACTTGTGGAAAATACAGCGCGGGCACCATTCCATTGGGCAGAGGAAACAGAACTTCGTGCCCGTGTCCATGCCTACCATGCCGATACAAAATCGGATTGGGCGTATGCCGATACAGCCAGACTCCTCGGCACATCGAGAAACACGATACAAAAAGATGTCGATCTTTGGGTTGCCATCCAAACCTTCCCCTCTCTCCGTAACTGTGATACTAAGTCCAAGGCTAAACAGCAATACAACGGGCTGGTTAAGCAAGCCCAAGATATTGAAGCAGCCAAATTGCTGGATGATAACAATGACAATATCCTCAGTGTACTCCAACAGGCTGGAGTAAGTATTGAGGATATTCCAGAAGGGTCGGAGTCATCCGCCGAGGATGCAGCTGGAACCCCTGTCCCCTCCCCCAAAGTACCCGCTGCAACGGCTCCGACCTTTCTCTATCATCATGGCAACTGGGATGAGGTACTCACAGAATTTGAGGACAAGACCATTGGTCTTATGGAACTCGACCCACCTTATGCCATCAACTACGACACAACATATGGCCAAATGTCCAAGACAGCCTCACGCGCTAAAGACTGGACACCTGACCAATTCCAAGATGCCATGTCGCGCTTAGTTGAAATGTCCAAGTATAAGCTCATACCTGACTCGTGGGTAATTGTATGGGTAGGATATGAATGGGTTGAGTACACTCAACAGCTTTTCAAAAAGCATGGCTTCCGCATTCAACGTCCAGGCATATGGTACAAACCTGGCGGTGGTGGCTGTAACACTGTTTCCACAAACCTAGTATCCAACTACGAATTCTTTCTCCTTATGGCATGGGGAAAACCTAGACTCAATCACATGGTGAACGCTGCCATATCTGCAAAAAACATTGCCGGTTCCCGTAAGGTCCATCAGTGGGAGAAACCCATCGAGGGTCTGTACGATGTTTTGATCGGTGCAACTGCTCGACCCTACACTTACTTCTTTTCCCCCTTTGCAGGTTCGGGTAACAGTATGGTCGCCGCGGCCAAGTATCACATGCGTCCTTGTGGTGCAGACATTAATGCCCCACATTACCTGTCCACATTCAAACTCCGTATGCACAACTTAATGGAGCAGTCTAATGACAACCAAGACAACCAAGCCAGCGACGAAGACTCCGGTAGCGTGTAACCACGTGTATGTGCCGCTGACCTTTGAGTTCGGCACACACCGGCTTTATTTCAACGGTGATAAGAACATCCCTGTCTTTACCTGGGGTGACGTCACATTATCCAAGGCCACCAAGATGCGCACTACATCAGTCATCTGCACCAAGTGTGATAAAATTATCAACATCGACTATGATGACAAGGAGTCCATGTATGTTTGCCGCTAGGACTGAGTGGGATCCTCTAGAAACTGATGTGTATGGCTCTGGTGATTTGGGCCATTGTGATTACTTCATTGTAGGCGAAGCACCCGGTGTGACTGAGATGCAGTCTGGCGTACCTTTCACTGGGCAGGCTGGTACACGATTAGACATGGCCCTGTCCTATGTAGGCATCCCACGAACGAAGTGCTACATAGATAACTTTTGCCAGACACAAATACCAAAAAACAATACGAGTAAACTATGGACCCGCAAGGGTTTCCACCATGAAGCATGGACAGCTCTGCTTGATCGCTTACTCGATACAATTGAGCGAAGCTCTGCCAAGGTAGTGATCCTTTGTGGTGAAACACCATTACATGCACTCACTGGAAATGTCCATGTGGATAAATATCGTGGTAGCATTTATGCCCACAACGATCCGGCTATTGTGCAATGGCTCGGCGACAAACACACCAAGTTGGCAGGTAAAGTGTTACTCTGCACCATCCACCCCGCTCGCTGTATTGGCTACCGTGACCCGAAGATGCAATTTGTATTGCAGATCGATTTGACAAAGGCCATCCATATTGTTGAGCATGGCTTCAATGAGCCAGTCATCAACATGCATATTAGTCCTACATTTGATGAAGCCTATGCATGGTTGGAGGAAATTTATAATCGTAAACTCACAACGTCCGTAGATATCGAACTTCGTAATACACAGACTTCCTGCATTGCCTTCACCAAAGGCAGGGCGGATCAAGTAATGTGTATTCCATTCTACGGCCCCGAGGGGCATTACTTCACAGAAGATGAAGAAGTTATCATATGGGAACTCATCTCTAAAATTCTATCCGACCCACAGATTTCTAAGTTCGCCCAGAATGGCATGTTTGACTTCACGTTCCTCCTCCGAACCATGTCTATTCTCACCAACAATTTCACATTCGATTCCATGTTGGCACATCATTTGTGCTATGCTGAGTTGCCAAAAGGCCTCGACGCATTGGTCAGTTACTACACCACCCACCCATATTATAAGGACGAGGGCAAAGACTGGCGCAATGTGTCTGATTACACACGTTTCTGGCAATACAATTGCAAAGACGCCGCGTATGTGCATGAGCTCTACCCCACTCTTATGAATGAGTTAGAATCTTATGGCCAATTGACGGAATTCTGGTTTCTCATGGATCTTCATACCCCACTAATGGAAATGCAATACCGTGGCATACGCACAGATCGTGTGGGCATCCAGCAACTCAAGGAAGCTACGGATAAAGCCGTAGTAGAAATGCAGAAGCAACTCAATGAAATGGCCGGGAAGGAATTGAATCCCAACTCGTCCAAACAGCTCCAGCATTATTTCTATGTGGAAAAAAAGATCAAGCCCTACACCAACAGAAAAACAGGCAATTGGACCACTGATGACACCGCACTCAAACGACTATCTCGGCGTGGTTATGAAGAAGCCACATTGATTCAGTCAATACGTAAATATAAAAAGCTATCATCTACCTATTTGGTCAACCGAGCAGATAGTGACGGTCGCCTCCGATGTTCTTACAACATCGCGGGAACAGAAACTGGGCGACTGTCATCTAGCTCCACGTTGTTTGGTACAGGCACAAATCTACAAAATCAACCCCCTGCAATCAAGCCCTATTACCACGCAGATGACGGCTACATTATGCTCGAAGCTGACGAGAAACAAGCCGAAGCCGTAGTGGTAGCTTACCTTGCCGGGGATGAAAAGATGATTGAGGGATTTGAATCCGGCGTGGATGTCCACACCTACAATGCCTCAAACATCTTTGACGTTACTATGGATCAGGTAATGCAAGACCAACGACAACTTGGGAAGAAAGTTGTCCACGCGTCTAACTATGACATGGGGTATAAAACATTCGCCTTACAAACTGAGTTGCCGGAACGAGAAGCGAAGCTCCTGTTAAATGCGTATCATTCCCGCTACCCTGGACTTCGCCGCTGGCATAACAGTATTCGAGAAGAACTCACCCGTTCACGTCGTTTATTGAACCTATTCGGACGGCATCGGTTATTCTTAGGTATGCTCAATGACCACACTTTCAAAGCTGCCTATGCCTTCAAGCCACAGTCCACCGTTGCGGAGGTACTCAACCGTGCATTAGTGAAGATCACGCAAGCAGATGATCTCTACGAGCGTGACTTTCAGCTTCTCGGCACAGTGCATGACTCTTTGTTAAACCAATTCCCCGCAACCCTCGACAATGCACTCTATATCATCCCCCGCCTTGAGGAACTCATGACTATCCAATTGACTGGAAAGGATGGCCGTGAGTTTACCATTGGTATTGATTTCAAGATTGGCTATAACTGGGGACGCCAATCCGAGCAAAATCCTAACGGTATGGTAGAGATCAAAGCCGCTGATCCTGCCCTCATCAAGAAAGCGTGGGATGATGTACACAATAAGTCATAAGGATTCCCAATGTCGCAACGTAAACTTGATCATTGGATACGTGCGTACCTGGAATGCACCGAGAACACAGAGCCTCACCCACTATATCACACATGGGTTGCCATTAGCACCATCGCGGCTTGCCTCAAAAGAAAGTGCTGGATTAACTGGGGATTCAAAGACATATACCCCAATTTCTATATTGCACTTGTTGGCCCACCTGGCGGCCGTAAAGGTACAGCTATGACCATCGGGCGAGGTATGCTTGACCGACTCAATATAGTCGTCTCGAGTGATTGTGTTACCCAGGCAGCTCTCGTTCTAGAGATCGAGGACGCGAAGGATAACCACAGCATAATGCTCCCTAATCCCGAAACTGGCCAAGATGAAAAGCAGGAGTATTACCACCATTCCCTCACAGTTGTGGGAGATGAGTTGGCTCTATTCCTCCGCGACAGTGATCCGATGATGCTAACTACCTTGACAGACCTGTACGACTGTAAACAGAAGTGGCGTTACACTACCAAGAACAAAGGTAAAAGTTCGCTACAAAATGTCTGGTTAAACATCATCGGAGGTATCACCCCATCCCTTCTACGCCAAGCCCTGAGTGGTGGGGCAGTTGGGGGTGGACTAGCTAGCCGTTTCATATTCGTCGTCGCCCAGGGGGCGTATAAAGATGTCCCCCTTGCCTTTCCCACCGTGGAGGAAATCCGATTATATGAACATCTGGTAGAAGATCTGAATAAAATCCAAATGATTCGTGGGCCATTTTCCTTTACCAAAGATGCCCTACAATCATATGTTGATTGGTACCAGAATCGGCATGATCAGGAATTATCCGACGGTCAATTCACTGGCTACAATGCGCGAAGGGCTGACCACTTCCGCAAACTACTCATGGTTGTGAGTGTAGCTACTAGCAACGACCGTATAATTACCCAAGCCCATTTCAACGAAGCCATGTCTATCTTGCTCGAAACGGAAGCTCAGATGCCTTGGGCATTCCGTGGTGTTGGTAGAGGGGAACATGCCGAAATCGTCGGTGACATTGCGTCATATATCGCACTACGTCAGCGCGTTACACGCAAGGACATCATTAAGCATTTCCAAATGGACGCATTGCCAGAAGATATTGATCTCTACCTCAACGCAATGCATTCGACTGGGATGGTTCGTACGCAGGCAGAGGACAACGTACATTATTATTATTGGGTAGGAGAGTGATTTATGCTGTATTTAATGTCCCCGTATACACACGTAGATGAAGAGATAATGCAAGCGCGGTATGAGATGGTTAGCCAAGTGATCCCCATCCTCACACGCAAGCTAAACACATTCGTCTTTAGCCCTATTGCCTATTGGCATCCAATCGCAGTTGCACATAGTCTCCCTCGAGATGCACTATTCTGGCAAACCATGAACGAAGCAGTTATGGCAGTTTCTAGTGATTTTGGCTTGTTGAAGCTTCCGGGCTGGTATGAATCGGCGGGTATCTCAATGGAAATAGATTGGTGCTGCAAGCGTGGCCATCCTATTACATTCTATACCCACTCGGAATTACTAGACACCTGGGCGCAATCTGAAATTACAACTGTACTCGGAGGTTATTATGGAATTGGAATCTGCGAAAGTTGTTGGCTATGACCCATTCGCTAAGTGCAAAGTGCATCTGTATGTTACGCCCATCGCGCGGGACAAAGTAGAAGTTCGGCTAGGGCCTATGACAATCCATATAACCCTAACCGAACTCAACCAGACCTACAAAGAAGCCTGTGCAATCGCTATGAAAACTTTCTAAATTCCATCTGTATAGATCTTCTTGATAAGGTCATAGGGTGATTTGGCTGACCAAGGATAGCCAGCACCCATGGCCTTATTTTTTAACCCCCAAAACTCATTCCAGTCCTTATCATCCACGGACTCTTTGTTGATAATCTTATTCCGCAACCTGACTCCATATAATGCTTTCTTCTCCCGCCATTTCTTTTCCTCCGCTCTACGCCAGAAGAATTCTGTGAGGTCACGGTGGGCAGGACTGAACCCAGCAAACTGTGTAATCATATCGCCGAAGTCAGACTTGACAGGTTCAAACCCATCTACTGATATCAACTTACCTCCACGTGTTCGATAGCCGTGCTTATACTGCTCGAGGCCCTTTGCGAGGTTCTTGACAAACTTAGGCGCAAGGGGGAAATTCTCCGCCATGCCCCAATAATCCCCACGTTTGAACTGATCCGCCGTCTTTACAATATCATCATACGTTGCGAAGAATACGGCATCCTTGCCATTCCAAGGCGTCGGGTTGAGCCGATCTCCAAGATGGGTAGGCAAGATAGCCGACAATGGTCCTTGAATAATACCCATCGATTGCTCATACCCAGCCGTTTCAGCCAACAGCTCCTCGGTAGATTTCCCTGCAATCATCGACACTAGTTTGTCGGCCACATCCCATCCGGGCACAGCCTTCATCCCACCAAGTGTTGCCAGCATTGCAAAACTCTGCACCGCGGCCTTCTCACCAGGTCCACCATTCTTCGCTAGGTATTCTAACATCTGGAAATACCCATGCGTATACTGTTTGAATATATAAAATGTCCGGCCCGCCAGTGGTGCAATACCTTCGCCTCGCGCCCATGACGGTAGGTTAGCCTTTTCGTATATCACATGCGCATCATCAACAATTGTTGAAGCACGACTTAATGCTTCACGATAAGCTCTATCGGCATCCATTCCTTGTTTCAACAGACGCTTGTTATGGTATCTAAATGCAGCCAACAATGTGGATCGCCTGTTCAGACTTTCCATATACCTCAATGGCAGAGACGACGCGTTGAGTAATTGCTCACTTAGTCCACCACCATTCTGACGCATTTGCCCTAACATGGCATCAGCGTAGTTGGAATAGGTTTGCCCAGACAAGTATCCCTGCTCCAACGCTTTCAGTTCCAAATCCCCAAGGCCACTTTTATACCCGTCCGTTTTTCCTCCCTTCATGGCCGTACGGAAGCTTTTGGTAAACTTCATCCGTTTAATATCTTCATGCACAATATCCCACATGGCCCGAGATAGCTGTCTACCCGACCGTGGGATTCCATCCATTGCCATTCTTGGTACACCCATGACTGGATTCTGCGTGAGCTGAATAATAGCAGTTGCAAGGTTACCAGCAAGTTGTACCATAAATCCTGTACGTCTGATTCGCAGACTCCACTTGGCCTCCTCACTCGCACCCATGGTCATATCTCGAATGAGCTTATTAGCTTCCTTATACAACCTCGGGTCGTTCTTCACATAGCGCATGGACTTCAAGGATTGTTCTAAGGCATCCGTACGGGCGGTATAGCTCGACCAAGCAGAAACGTAGTCAAATATGGCATTGAACAGATTATCCTTTTCAAACCCAGTCACATTCTCCCTATGCCTACTGTGCCGAAGTAATTGGCCCGCTTTCATCTCTTGACCAATCAACTTCCCAAGCTGATCTTTGATCTTGTCTACATAAGTAGGATCATCAAGATTAGCTTTCTCCAATGCCTCTTCTAAAAAGTTCTTCATGTGTGTAGGCGAGGCACCGAAGTACATATCTGTCGCCCTTTCCTTCGCACGGGCGATGTTCTTAATGCGTAACTCCCCAGGGGATATATGCTGATATCCTTCAGGAGTATCAATATATGTCCCTTCCTTCTTCAGTTTAGCAAGGGCCTGTTTAGCATCATCCCATTTGTCAGTGAAATAGATATGTGCCAATACCGATTTCCCTTTCTTGTTTTTCCTATATGCTTGTACAACGTATTTGCCACGTTGCGACTGTGGCATATACCCCAATAGTTTAGAAGATTCCATTTGTTGTTGACGAATCTCGTTTGTCGTCGCAGCTCGTTTCTGTGCAAGGAATCTTAATCTTTGCTCATTGACCCAGTGCAGGGTCTCGACAGCCCCCTTATAATATCCATATGCCGCTTCTGCGACTCCTGCATCGTATCCGTACTCGTTAACCAGAGTATCCACCATACGATCCTTCGCGACAACGCCTTTCTCATTCCGCCATATGAGATGGTCATTAAGCAACGTATCATTGTCCACACGTAAGTTTGCATATCTGTTTCCTTCCCACATCATGTCTCTAGCTGCGTTCATGATGGTTTTAGCTTCCTTACCGAAACGAGAAAATGTGCCCCTGATTCTATTCGCGGTATGATGCAGCTGTGCCAATTCTTGTAGTGTTTTACTACCCTTAGATAAGCCAAGAATATCATCCTTGTTATCTAACAGGTATGCCTGTGTTTCTCGAATATGTGCCGGCATGGATCGCATGGCCGAGAAGATTGGATACATATGTGGATGTTTACGTGCCCAATATTGTGGCGTGTTAAGCATCCTACTGATCGGCCCCATCCTTGCAGACAATTTATACAAGGGCTCCATGGCTGGAATTTGTTCCGCGATAGCCCTAAGCCCATTTCGCAGTGGAGTATCCAAAACAGACGTATCCAGATTATCCCAGATTGTTGGATGGAGATTCTGAATGCCCTCTTTGAATTTTTCAATATCTGTCATGAATTGGTAGAGTTCATCCAAGGCGACCTTTGCCTTATCCTTATCCTCACCCAGCATTTGTGACATCCATTCCGGTACTCTACGCTCGAAAATGCTTTCAAATTCTTTTACCCTAGCATCACCTCCCATGCGCCATTTGAAGTAATTGACAACCTGGCCTTCCTCATTCTTCACCAGTGCAAGGTTATCATTCAACCGCCAATCAAGCTCAGCTTTTGTTTGTAGTAACCTATCGAGCATGATTAATGGATCACGTGTCTGTGAGGGGAGTGTCTTCGCTAGTGCAACTTCATCAGCGATCACGTGCAATCTATCCCTCACCATCATGGTCACGTCTTCCAAATCTGTGCCGACAGGAATATCTTCCTTAAAAGTGGTTTTGAAATACTCTGCACCTTCCTTAGTTAGCTTTGCCATTGGCACCTTCCGTTTAGCTCCTCCAGCCGCTGTTACAGTGCGCTGCCCGTAATGAAAGAAACTCTCCGGAAATACATTAGTCACAAAGCTATATTCTAAAAAGGTCGGCTCGTGCATTTGCCGGGCAACCTGATCCGTCATTTCAAAGCGAATCTTAGCCATCTTGTCCTTCATTTGACGGACCAATGGATCAGTCCGATAGGCTAAGTTGGATTTCACTTTAGGAAAGAATGCCGCGACCAGCTCGCGCATTTCCGCTGGCATATCGGGATGTACTGTGGCGAAGGACTGAATGTTGTCAATTTGCTCCATCAGCACCTTGGCCGCATCCTCAGGCATATCTGAGATTATGTTTGGCAAATTCAGGGCCATATGATCATAGAAGTGATCTGACCCTAATTGACCAAAACTCTCTGCAAAGATTTCTGCAGCATTACGAGACCATTCTGGTAGGTAGTCCCACCTAGCATGCCCCATAACATTACGGAGGGCATCTGGATTTGTCTGATTGATGTGGTCAATAGTTTTGATAAACGCCTCTTTGAAATCATCAGGCATTGCATGGAACACCGTATGCCCAATCTCATGCATGAGTGTGTTTACCTGATCTGATGCCATGGGATCTAATTGTACGCGACCAAAAACCCTTGACGCTCTACCATCTGCGCCAACCATATTAGTAGCTAAGTGCACTAGTTGAGCAGGAAATTTGCCCTTCGTATCAGTTGCTTCCATAAATACTTTGGTAATCTGTAGTGCAGATAATTGCCTGTCTATGGATTGTGCAGTTGTGTGATATGCGCCATATGTGGGAATCAAACTCGCGCGCTCTTTTTTCAGCGCGGTGATTTGCTTATTAAGCACACTCAACACTGTCTTTTTGTCATAGCCGATGTTGTAATTCGTAGCTATGGCAGTAGTATTCAATTGGGCAAATGTATCAAGTATGCCCCCAGGCATTTTTTGTGTAGGCTCAATGGGGTATCGTGTAAATGTACCCGGAAAATATTCCATCATAAGTCTTTCTGCTATAGATGTGTTAGCTATTGTAGCTGGTGTTGCCATCATATCCACGGCATATTCAGCTGGATTCATGCCTACGGTTTTTGCTTCCTTGGTTATAGCTGCTTCCAAATAATCAAGCAATTCCGTTTCTACTTGCTTTATTGTCTTGCCCTTAGAATGCACAACAAATTGATGAAGTTCATCAGGGATAACCAAGGCATCTAAGTCTTGCTTTGTTCCACTAAGATACCACCAAACCGCATCTCTGTTAACCCCTGATGGAGACATGAAATATTTCTGTAAAATGGTCCGCAGAGACAACTCATTATCCAGATCTTTATTCATTGCGGCAACAGCTTTTTGCAATCGCTTGGTACTGGCATAGTTCAGCTCCGCTGTACCCCCAAGTGCATTCCTAGCTACATCTAAATCCAACCGTGCAATTACTTGTAAAGCAGGGATATCAATAGGCCTCTCAGCAGGACTAAACGTGGAAGCTTTCTTTAACGTATCCCAGCGAACTTGCTCAAAGTCTGTTAATGCGCGCCCACTACGCAATTTCTTCGCAATGCTAACCGTAGTCGGTTCGAGCCTATTAATCCCGTCTAGCAAGTTCTTGCGGAACCTCGATACCTCATTCAAGAAGGGCCAGACTTGCCTCTGTTGTGCCTCTGGCACATTCGCCAATGACCGTCGCATAGTCCGACGAGCATTGTTCATAAAATCTGCGGCGTCGAGAATATCCTTCACGGCGAATATATCATTATGATGGAATTGTTCTATATAGTCCATCAATGAACCTTCACCGACAGCCTTATCCATATAAGCCTTGTGCAGATTCCTTATCGCCTGATACATCACCTCTGCTGTGCGGGCTTCATTAGGGGGTTGAATGGCAGCAATCTTTTCCCTTATCGCCAGGGCCGCCTCTCTATCCCCATCCATATTGGCTACATCGAGCCGCTTTTTCAGATCGTCCAGCATCATAATCCGATCATAGTCTGCGAGTAGTTCGGGATTTCCATTCATAGGATTCCTAACTACTTGATCGAAATTAGTCTTGGCACTCATGCTTCGTTGAGCATGACGCTGGATTAAGGATTCCAATGGTGTTTTGAACGCTCGGTATCCTTTGGCTATTGCGGGAAATAACATCCCTTCTATAATAGCTCCACCTGCAATGTTGAGGGCAAGCTCATTCCGCATAACCTTTGCAGCATCGCCGAACCGTTGCTCAACAAGGGCTTGCTGAGTTTCAGGATTCTGCAGTCCAAGGCCTACCCCCCAGGGGCCACCTACACCAGCCGCAAAGGCCACCTTCTGCCCACCCCGACTAGCAGCTATCTTGCCCAATGTTTGCATAATTCGACCAGATGATGCCTCGGAGGCAAGGAGTTTTTCTCCCCACTTCTTCGTCGCGGCTTGCGAGAACTCCCCAGCGGCCCGACCAATACCAACCTTTTTGGTATTACTCACAGTCTTCATTAGCTTGGCCGCATCGTCTACAAAGCCAGCCTTTTGTAGCTTACGAGCACGCTGGAGTACCTTTGCTCCTTGGCTCACCCTTGCCATAGCTGCAGTTTGCCCGACAACTGGTATGGCACTACCGACCATAAATGGCACAGTCTCTCCAGCAAAGCCCACAATGCCCTCAACTCCACGCCCGAGGATATCATTCTCTGCTGGTTGCCAGTCAGATTCTAATGCTTCCTTGGCCTTTTGACCATAGCTACGGATTTCCTCTGAGGACTCCTTCCCAGCCTCACTTCCAAGCGCACCGGCTATGGTAGGAATAAGTGCGGCCACATCCATGAGCCCTTTAGCCGTCCCTCCAGCTAATTCTCCAGCCAGTGCACGACCAACATCCATCAGGCCCGGCTCAAACTGCGGGAATGCCTGACGCATTAGATCTGAGCGTTCTTGCGCTGTGGGCGAGATGCCAGCTTGGTTGAACTCCTCGTCGACAAATTTCCATGCCGTATCTTCGGTGAGTTGCCCACCATCCACGCGGAATTGGATTGCCCGTTTGAGCAACCGACGACGATCTACAGTATTGGTAGCCGGAGTGGATTTATCGTTAGCCATTATTCAGCTCCCTGATTACCTAACAGTCCCAAGAGCTCGAGGCGAATTTGATCCTTGACAAGATCGCGGTCTTCTTCTGGCAAGGTATTGGCTAGCTCATACATTGTTTCTAGCTGATCCAATATATTATTTTGATTCATGGCTCGTTGGCCCATAAGCTGTTCCATCATCAAATTATGTCGACCTGTTTCCGATGCTTTCTGTTGGGCTAGCCCAAACTCGGTAAGGAATTTTCTGGCGTCAAACTGAGCCGCCGCCTTAGCTGCCTCAGCATCCTCAGCGATTTTGTATAATGTAGCTGCCAGAGTCTTATTAGCCTTCCCTTCTTCCTGATCCATAGCCAAGGTTTTTAGCAGCTCATCCTGCATGAGCTTCGTACCTTCCTGATTCAGTCCTGCAGGTGTATCATATACCTCACCACCAGCTAGGGCATTGAGATATGGGCGCATGATTGCTGCTTGCCCATAATCATTCATGACATTAGCTGCACCCATTGCACCTTGGTGACCGCTAAAGCTGGTTAATGCCTGCCCGAGCTTTCCACCAAACCCAATCAGAGCGTCCATTATGCCCGCACCACGCCCGCCAAGGTATTCATCCTTTCGAGTAATCCCGGACGCATTGGCATTATTGACAAGTTCGAGGAGTTCAAGAAATCCCTGTTCCGATGCGCGTTGGTTATACAAACCTTCCAACATCTCAGCCACAAGCCCTTTGGGATTATCTGTTGCACCACCTGCACCAGAAGGCCGTTGGGCTTGGCGAGCTAAATCTGTTGGGGCCACCTGACCTCTCATAGGGCCATTGGCCATAATCTCCGCATCCTTCTTCTTGGTTGCTTGAAGACGAGCTTGTTTCGTTAACTTAGCCAAATCTATTACTTGCTTCGGGGGGTTTTTTACAGGGCCAGATGCACTATGGTGGCGTGTGGCCGGCATCCCTGCACCAGAATCCTTAATCACTGGCGGCTCGAGCATGAATTCCACGTCCACCGTAGCCTTCTTCCCTTTCTTTTTATCATTAGCCATGTCAGCTACTCCCATTTTATTTCGAGCCCATCGTTGCACGTCACCTACTGTACGTCCTGCCAATACCGGCCTATTAGACTTAATCGCTTTATCTGCCCCAGGATATAACTCTGGAGTAAATGGTTGTGTTGGGTCAGCAGATAATACTGCCCTTGCACCACTCGGCCCAAGGAAATGTGTAAGATATATCGCACCTTCATCAGTGGGTAAGCCATGTTGTTCCAGCATTTGCCGGTTATAATCTGCATAGCGTTGAACCATCTCGTTAGCCAACGCTTTATCCGTACGCAAATTGAGTATTTGTTCACGAGATTTGTTCTTAACCAAGTTTGGTTTATACCTATTCATCAACTCCAGCCAAGTGGAATCAATGAACTGGCCTGGGCCTAATGCAGAAGATCGTGCATTTTTGGCATTACTACGACCATTGGACTCTGCCTGCACAATTTTATTCGTTGTTTTAGCCATACTATAACTCCAACTTTATCTTTGACAATGCCCATAACGGGTTTAGAGATTTAGGTGACATTGTCTTGGCTGTATAACGCAACGATTTACCTAATGTCTTTTTGCCCTTAACTCCAGTTGGTATAATACCACCCAAGAATTTGATAATGGGATCATCATCCTCATCAAATCCATCACCATCCTGTGTACGTGAACGAGTGGGCATAGCACCAGTGGTGGGATCAGACTTGGTTACCCGTTGCTCTAACCCAACATCTGGTACAAGATCGTCTGGTGTACCATCATGGAACGACACGCCTAAACTTTCCAACTGGGCTGTAGTAAATCCAGCATCAGGTACATCCATAACATTAGGAACAGTCACATGAGGTGTGTGGATACCTGCGAGAAATCCACTAATCAATCCTGACGCAGGAAATGCGCCGAGTTGAGATAGTGTTTTTGCAGTACTATACATACCCTTTTTGGCAGACAAATATGTCCCCGTAGTTAAGGCAGTGCTTAGTGCCTTATCAGCGAGGGCATATTTGCCTGGATTAACCATTGCGTTGAGTGCCATCTTTGTCGAGAGGCTCGCGTTAGGCAAACCTCGTAATAGGCCAATCATGGATATTGGTGCAGAGACAGGATCAAGTAATCCGGTGATGCTATTTATAACATCACTGGTGCCAAAATCCACTGCATCCTGCATCTGATCTAACGTTGCACCTTGTTCCATCAAACCAGCAATTTCGATTGGGGAATGACTAGCAAGGGCTTCGTCAGACAATGCCGCACGTACATCGCGAGGGTTAACAGCAGATACTTCAGGTGTACTAATATGCGGCGGGGTACCAAAGTCTTGCGGGATACTCTCTATAGGTGCGTTGTATCTGGCAGTGTTTGTACGAAAAGATTCGATCTGCCGAGACATTCTATTTTGGTAACTATTAATAGCTTGTTGAAGCTGTACTTCTTGCACAGGATTCAAGTTCATCCGTTGATGTGCTCTAACAGATGATGGAGTAACCGCTTCGAGATCTTCCTCTTCCTTGTTTGTGAAGGTGTCGAGTAGCCCCTGGACAGCCTGTTGTACAGCTTTATCTTTTTCCGTCCCCATCCGTACAGCTTCTTCAGCTTGTTGAATAGCTGTTGTACGAGCTTCGTCGGATAATGGTACATTCTGGGTGTATCGTGAGCTAAGGCTATCAATAGACGTGGCTGTTGATTGGTCAACTGCGTCCATATCGGAGACAATCCCAGGCCCCCATCCACCGGGTGTACTACGGGCCATGTTTGCAGCTACCTCAAGGTCATCTGGCCCAAGCAATGAACCTATACCTGGCCCACGAAAGCCTGACCCTACAAATGCCCGCCAGCCACCATCATCATTTCCTCCCATCATAGACGCATCATCTGCACCCATGCCTACTGTAGACTGCCCAGGGCCCATGCCCATGTTATGGCCAGCACTACCTCCAACGCCACTGGTATTGCCGCCCCCACCACCAGCCGTAGTACCACCACCTGGTGTGCCTTCATTGCCACTATCAGCATCCCAGAAATGGACATTCGTAAATTTAAGTTTCCACATAGAACCCTCGGTGTAATCTTGAATTACGCCTCAACTAGTCCTTAAATAATGAATGAATGTCCTTGGCCAGTCCACCCATACCACTGAGAATTGACACCCCGGTGCCTATGGTGGCAAATGCCTTTTCTTGGCTCGACATAGCTTTCCAACCAGACACTGCACTCTCCTCTCTCAGCGGTGTAGCGCCGTGGAGTGCCGCCATAGCTTCGAAGAGGTATTTGTAAGTGTCCAGGTCAAAGCGTGCTTCTGCAATGGCATTCACGTATTCAGCCTTATCAGTGGTGAATTTATCGGCCAGCATGAGTTGGTTAGCAGAAGCAATGACTTTGGTTTTGAGTTCCTGCATTTGCCCATCTGCTAACCCACGCTTAATTGCAATATCTGCCCGTGCAACATCCATCTGTGCCTTGCGAGCAGATGCGGCCTTCATGAGTTCTACAGTACGGGTCATGGTCTTGTCAACCAGATCAACCGTCAATTCACTGCGCATTTTCTCTGCCTTGTAGTTCACGTCGAGATAGGCATCCAAGACGAAGCGGGAATAGATAGAGGAAAATACTGTGTTATTCGGCACAAAGTTGTTGATAGCTTCAGGGAATATCTGGCTATCCAGTTTATCCAACTGATCTTCAATATAGTCCTCGACCATATCGTTGATCGTATCTTGGAGATCCGCTGGACTGTCATAGTTACCCCAGGTAGTCCAGAGGTCGTCTTCTTTCCCACCCAGCCCAGTATCCCATGCTGGTGCGCCAGTGAATGGTGTAACCCAGTAGCTACTTGTCTCAGTATCTAGGTTGAAATCATTCAATGCGGCTACAACAGCTTTGGTATACTCTGTAGCATCCGGAGTCGCGCCGTGGTAATCTTCGGCATCGATATCCCCCCATGCACCTGGAAGTGAGCAGTCTCCGACAAGGCTTTCCACCTCATCAAACATGTCTGTCCACTCATTCTGTACCCAAGTGGGATAACTTGTTACCATTGTACTTTCAGCCATATCGCCTCCAGATCAGGTATGCTGTCGAGTTCTTCGGCAACGGTGAGCATTTTGTGTAAAAAATACCCATCACGATTAAACATCACACCAGAACAATTATTGTGTCGTGCAACCTGCACAAAGTCGTTAATGATGTCTTCGACATACTCGTGGATGTTTGTTTCCGCCCAGCCACAAAGTACCCGTAGGACACGCCACTTCGTATCCACTGCGTCGTGCATGTAACTGACCATAAACCAGCAAGCTGGCGTTTTGGACATATACACATCCACGAGGTTTAATAGGCAGTTTTTCATCATTTCCGCTTGGTCATACCCTGCTTGCACAGGGGCTGCCGTAAGCGCGGGCCAGAGTTCTGTTAATCTAGATAAATGAACCTTCTGCAGCAGCATAGATACCTCGCAAGTCATCACCATTAACATGAACACGGAATTGTGATATCCTCATTGCGCCAGCATCTTCATAGGTCGCAAACCATAATTTGAATCTAAACCTCGCTCCTTCGATAAATACTTCTCCGACTGGATTCTTTGCCGTGATAACAAATTGTTTTGTAGTTACTGTAGTGCTAGGCGGTGCCATGGCTTCAATCTGTACGTAGATGGGATGTACAGGGGTAGTGGCACATTCAAGGCCAGTAATAGATTTCAAATTGCCTGTTTTGAAATCTGCCCAGGATGTGACGAAATCGGGCCCCCTCGTGGGAAAGCTGTATGAAAAATCATCCCAGTCATACTCGATAGTGGATGCCTGCTTGGGCAGGTTGAATGACACTAGGTTTCCGTCAGTGTCCAATGCAAGTAATCCATCGGTTGGATGGTATGCAGGGTGGAGATAGATATTGTCCATCTCAGCCAATCCCTGCATAAACCAGTACATCTTTGCTTCGCTTAATGCCCCAGTTGTATTCTTATCCAATACGATGAATAGATCAGCAGTTTCCTCGACGTACCAAAGATGGGCACGACTGTAATCTTTGAATATCCATCCATATCCAATATTCTGCACACCTTTTTCATTGATCGTCCAGAGGTTCTTGTCTGTACCTATCCAGTAGCCGACGCGTTCTCCACCTGCCCATGCATGATCGTTTAAGCAGCCAACCCCTACAGTCTTCTGAGCAGGTGGCGAACCCAGACTGATCACGGCAGAGGAGGCATTGCCGTAGACCATGAGGCTATTCTGAAATGGGTGTGCACCAAAGACATTAGAACTATTATCGAGAGTGAATACAAGTCCGTTGCGGGGATGTGCATCACTATACGAGGTAGTTCCGTCATTGGCTGGCGAAGGCAGGAACCCACTTTCAGGAACCAGAACCGGCTGGTTAATAAAGAACGCGCCGGCTACAGGATAATTACAGAGTATTACAGAACCATGCCAGGAACAGATACGTCCGGTATGGGATATGAGAGTCTTGTTCTCGATACTCTCATCATATCGTAATAGTTTGGCTGTACCGTCAGATTTCCTAACCAACAGTTCAGTGCCAATCCGTGCTGTATCAATCATAGATCGTAATCCCTATGTCTTGATCGACAACGACAACTTTCCCTGACACTACGGCGAGGGTGGAGTTCAACGGATCCGTGACAACATTGGTATCATAGCTAGTAACGCCGAGTAATTCATAGTTCTCCATCACACGCGCATTCTTGATCGTGGCTAGATCAGGATGTTGGTGAAGAATATCTGGCGTTGTCGAGATACCATGCTTCAACTCCGGGAGGGGAAGCAGTAACTTATCTGGATTAGCCATCGATTTGGTTCCCTAACTTCTCGGCATCTTCTTCCGAGGATTGTACGTTCAAGGTAGTGATTAACCGATCAATCATCATTTGCAAATCAGCTGCGCCTTTATATTGCCGCTGTTGCATAAGCAAGAAATACAAAGCCGCATGGTTGAGCAATTCAGGGGTATGTACAGTCAGCCAGTTATAGTCATCAGATTCGTTAAGTTTATTAATTCTCCGTTTACCTACGATACGTAGATCAATGTTTTCCTCAGGTGCGGTACTGAACAGAATGTTGACGGCATTCAAATTGCCAAACATCGCCGCTGTCCACATCTCGCCCGCATCGAATATTACACTCGTATCATCCGCTTCTTGCGGGGGTAATGCGGCCATTACAACAAAACTCGTGGGTGTGCCAGTACCGGTTTGAGTAGGGAAGTCCTCGATGAAATCGGCCAGATCGAAGTACTGGACCATCTCTCGGTAAGCTCGCCCACTGGCAATGGAATCATCAGGGTTCATGTAATAAATTTTTCGTACTGACATCAGCCATGACGATACTTCGATCATGTTACGCCCAGCTGGCAATACCGTCGGGGTGTAGGATTCTGCCAAGTATCCACTGATCATTGGCATGAGGAATTCAATTCCCCGATTGAGCAACCGCTTTACTTGGTCATCCGACAACTCGTCACGACCAGCAAAGTCTTTGAAATCTGCAATTTGTTCCGATAGCTGCATGGCGAATCCTTAATAAGGGGGTGAGTATTCCCACCCCCTATTTAGGTTGACTCAATTAGCCGACGTTCTCCAAGATACGGAAGGTCTCGCCGTGGTGGAGTTCCAGGCCCGCTTCAGTCAGGTACTCCGACTTTTCGCCGTCGATGTCATTGGCTTGACGCTCGGGGTAGTAGTCGGTGTCATCAATGTAGCGGTAGTTGAGGTTCGCCGGGTCGAGGAACATACAGAGCTTGCGGAGATGCGTGGTCTGGTTGAACTTCGGATGGGTCTTGAACATGACCTGCCCAAACGGAGTGGTCATTTGCTGGAAGTTCATACCAAAGTCGGTCTTCACACCTTCGATGGTGAGGTCATGGTTGCCCGCTGCGGCCCAGTTGATGCCCAGCAAGGCGCCGTTACCGCAGAAGCAAATCTTGGTATCCGAACCGTAACGGAAGAGGATTTCCAGTTGGGTCATCAACCAGTAATAACCATTGGAAGTTTCCGTACCTGCCCAGGTGCCCGAGAAGGCCGCACGGGGCACGACCAGCTCGTCGTCCTTGTCCTTGAAATGGTAAATACCATCCGTGGTGCGAATGGGCATACCACCGGGACCAGTGCGCTCCGAGCGAGAACCGAAAAGGAAGGCCATTTCGAGATCAACAGAGTGATCTTCCAGGGCTTCCTTCTTAGCCTGCTCGACCTGGTTACCAGTACGCAGACGGGTCTTCTTACCCGTACGGGTGATGCCGATAGGTGTGCGGAAGATCTGCGTGTAGTTGTAGTACTTCACAGGCTCAAAGGTGATGATGTCGGGAATTCCAGCACCTTCCTCGTTAGCGTTACCAACAACGAGCGCTCGGTCAACATCTTCCAGTTCACACTTGGTAGTTTGCCAGTCGCCGGCAGTGAGCATGGTGATGGTCATTTGGGTGGACGACACTTCGTCGATCATAGCTACGAAGCGATACTGCGTATCGTCCTTGTCAACGAGCATGATGGTTTGACCAGCGCGGAACTTCTTGTAGTCATCGCTGGCGTTGTCATCGTCGTCAATGTCGAGATACAACGTATCGCCAATGGCCGCAATGGAGCTTTCTCCGGACGGGTTATAGGCAGTAGTGAGACTGGCGTCGCTGTAGATGCCCGCGACATTAATGCCTTTTTCGACCAGGGTCTTGGTCCACCAATGGTACTGCGCGTCGTCGGTCAGTTCCTTGCCATCAATGAGGCCAAGAAGAGCCGTGAGCGGAGCTTTGCCATTGGGGTACAGGTACGAAATGGTTTCCCGCCAGTTCATCGGACGACGATCAGTATCATTCCACCCGGACGAGTACATCATGCCAGTGAGAATGTCAAGAGCCATTATATGTTCTCCTTAATTAGTACGTTACAGCGGCGTACTACTTCCTCGTGCCACGGACATAATCAAGCATAGAGTCGATGTGCTTGGATGCTCCTTCTGTCGACTTTGGCTCAGACTTGTTCGGCCCACCTGCCTTGCCTCCCACACCATCCGCTTGCGTCTTCGGCTTACGTTTCTTCTTAGCCGCTTGCCCGGAGGACTCGGGAGTTTTGGGCTTTTCTTTGCTGCCCTGTTTGTTAGGCTCAGGCATTCCGAACGCTTTGCGAAAAGACTTTGCAGCCTTATCAAGCAACTCGTTCGCACTGAGGCCAGGATTCTCCCGTTGAACTTTTTCTGCATGGAGAGCCAGATGTTGCCGATGATCGAGCAAATCCGGATTCCTGTCATAGAACCGTTCAACGGTGAGCATTTCCTGTACCATAGCTGGAACTTGCTTGCGCATGATCTGAGGCAACGCGGATAAAACCTGCTGTTGCGTAGCATGCATTGATCTGGACATGGCCGTATTCAACATGGAGATATCCCTGTCTTCGAAGAGTTTCTCGGCTTCTTCGTCGGAGAAAAACTGGTAGACAGGAATATCATCCTGGTCGCCCTCATCAGTAGTGTCTGTTTTGGACTTGGCCTGGACTTGACTTTTAACAAGCTCGGAAACCATACCCTTAAGCTCCAATATGTCGGGGCTAAGGGTGGGAGTTTCTGGCTCGTCATCATCGTCATCGTCCACATCCTCGACTTCCTCGAGGTCGTCGTCCGATTCCAGGGTCTCCTCGGTGTCAACCACTTCCTTGTCTTCTAGAGAAGTGGAATCTTCAGGAGTCGCCGTGCCATTGTCAGGCTTGGTGTCGTTGGCTGATCCACCAAGAAACTGTGCTAATCCTTCCGCGCCCATGATAAAACCTCCATTATGGTGTAATCCTGAATTACGCCCAGGGATTGCGTTCGAAATGGGGTGTGTCCTTCAATGTCGAAAAGTTACCACCCCATTTGTTTTTCCTCGAAAGACTTTGCCAATACGTTCCTAAAGGAGCAATGATTTCAGGATCATAGGTAAGCTGGCCGTCCTTGAATATATTGAGATCTATTGCAAGGCGTAGGTTGTGCTTACTATGCATGGTGTTAGATCTACCTGTTTTCACATAAATTGCCTGCATTTCCGTTGGCCGATAGACTTCTCCTGCTGTAACGGTAAAGCCCATTTCCCATGCTTTTACGAGGAGCTTTACAACATCTTGCAAGAACTTGTTCTGTTCAGCGACTAAAGACATGGCTAGAGCCTCCTGTTACTTAGTCCGAAATGCTAGTAGCGCTAGCCGCACCATCCCAGGGCGGTACGGTATCCATCGTGGCATTTTCGAAGCTACCATCTTCGGCGATGTCAACACACAAATATGCCTTGTCCCGGGTAGCATTGGTAGAATCAGCAAACCACCAGATACAGCCCACAGTGCCATTGGTCTCATACCCAAATACCCGCTGAATAGCTTCGGTATGGGTATTATACAATGACATAATGATCTTGTTGTAGTTGATCTTGATGAACTCCTGAATTGGCACCCGCGCAGCGGGAACAAGCGTAGCTGTCCCCACAGCCAAGATGCTCAGGATTGCCAGAACCGCAAGCGCGCGCTTGAAAAACTTCCGCATTGGAGATCTCCTTTATGTTGTAGCCAGGAGGCTCTAACCACGTTTAAAATAACTTTTCAATGACTTAATGGCTTCTGCAGGAATACCACCGATGGTATCAGCAGGGGCATTTGATTTATATCGTTTGTCAAAGACTGTACGCAAGGTGAAGTAGAAGGAACCAAACCAGATCACCACGTCTTTGACCATCTCCGTTTTTGTTTGGTCAATAGACTCATCGGCAATGGCATAACAGAACAGGAGAACCACGGTGCCAAATGCCAGCGGCCGGATATTTTTAGACAGCCACGAGTCGGATAACATATCCGTCTTATGGCGTTCTGTTCTGGCATCCATTTGGGCCACGTCCCATTCCTTCGCCAACCGAGCAAGTTCTTCTTCATGCTCAAGTTGGTATTGCATTAGTTGTTGCTGAATTTCTGGCGGAATTGCCTGTTTGCCATCCATGTACTCATTGACATCCACGCCCGTTTTTTCCTTAATCCAGTCACCAGCTTTAGCCCCAGCGGCAGTCACTGCGGCTTTAGCTAATGTACCTAAACCAGCGGCGATGAGCGGCAACATTACATTTCCTCCTCTTTCAAGGCTTTACGAAGTTCTCTAGCGCAAGCACTACAGAATCGGCCACGGCCAAAGATTGCTTGTCTGGGCAACATGGTGAACTTTGCCCAGAGTGTTTCCTTCTTACCGATCTGGGATTCTTCCAGCATAATGCACCGACGATCAGTACTTTGGCAACCCTTGAGTCCCCAAGCATGGCCACGCTCGTGGTTGCGAATGATGGGCTTAATAGCCCACCAGATAGGGAACATCCACCAGCGTGGGAAATACCAAATGATGGGCTGTGTACGGCTAAATGCGGCAAACACATTCTTGCCGAGTTTACCCATAGGATTCCACACAGTGGATTCTACATAACCGATGGGGAGAGAAAGATTGAAGCGTTCCATATCTATTCCTCCTTATCCTGTTCAGGAATAAGACAACCATTTTCGTCAGTTATATCTAAGGCAAGGATATGGGTATCAGCACGCTCGGCAATTATAGCCCAATTAATTTCGTCGGTGCTAGTCTCATCCTCACAGTAAATGATTAGGGTTGCCCCGGAAATTTCGCCCCTTACACGATCAAAGGAATCTTTGTTATGGAGACCAAGAACTTCAGCATTTTGGGTAAGTGCCTCGAATGTACCCGCAGTCATTCCACTTACCGTGTCTATATTTACTTCAGCCTGGCCATCAACAAGTACCACCGTACCACGATATATCAAGTCATATCGAGGACCTTCAATAAAGCCATGATATAAATGTTTTGTTTCATCTAAGGGATGCGGAATCTTGAATGTGCCAGAACCTTTTGAAAGTGCACCAGTAATGGTTAAATCCCCCGCAGATGTGACCTTGAACACTTCTGTTCCATCTGCACTGTCTATACGAAATTGAGAGTTGCCCCCATTATCACACAATATCATTTCTAACACACTAGTGTTAACACTACCACCTTCAATTAAACGGAGGCTGATAGTATCATCATTGGTGCCACCAACCCATTGCAGATAAGGTGAATTTGTAACACCATCATCGAGAGTGAGATTACCCGTTAGTGTACCTCCAGTGAGAGGTAAATAATCTACGTCAGTAGAGATAGTAACCCCATCAGCCGCAATTGCAATACCATCTCCGGCAGTGAGTGCTATACACTCAAAACCAGATTCATCATCCTTTACTAGGGCTACTTTATTGGCATGCCCAGTCAAGGCGGGGAGTATTGTATCAATAGCAGATATTTCATCGTCAATGCCGTCTAAACGAGTGTCTAGATCGGATTCACCCCCACGCGCCGCGGTGATTTCAGTTTCGATATTATCAAAGCGTGTATCAAGATTAACCTCCCCACCACGCCCAGCGATAATTTCCGCTTCAACTACATCGAGGTCACTCTCGTTGGTGGCTACGTCAGACTCAATATTGTCAAGGCGTGTATCCAGATCTACCTCACCACCGCGAGCTGCAGTGATTTCCGCAACAATGTCCGATACACCAACATTGAGCTGTGTATCAATGAGTATCTCCGTTGCTGTTACTGCGACACCAACAGGGAGGCCAGTGTCGACTTCTGTCAAGCCACCCTGCACTGAATCTGACACATAGATTGTGGACGTGGCAGTCCAATCCCAAGTGTCATTTTCAATAGTGCCATACAGGACAACTCTCGAGTTGGTCACGTCAGCAAAACCATGGAAAAATCCCCGATTCGCATCACCATCGAGAGATTGTTTCCATGTACCCGTAGCTGTGTCATAATACACAGGCTCGTTGTCAGACACACCCGATTCGAATGAGACATTGTTAACCCAGCGGTCCTCAATATACTCACGAGTTTCCCGGATGTAGCTGGGTAAATCCTTGATGGGAACAGTATCCAGTGGTTTGGTTGGATCAAGGGCCATCATTCGTCTCCTTCTTCAGCGGCATCTTTGAGATCGGCTTCTAAATCTGCAATGATTATAGCAGGGAGATTGGCAAGATGACTGTGTTCCTGCAATTTCCCTTGTATACGGAAGATTGATTTTTCATCATCTTCGTTTACTATTTGATTAACCAGTGTTTCCATACGCTCATTGCAATAGGCCAAGAATTTTCTTGTGTACGGATGGTCTTGCCAATCCATGTACTGTTCTTCAAACTCAGCCAGTTGTTCCTCAATGCTACGTTCATCTGTTTTTGGCATCAGCGGCGTCCTGTGGTTTTACAATGTTACCCTTTTCGAGTTCCCTCATAGCGGTCTCGTCAGGGAGAATTTGGGTTTGTACGCCAGGTTGGATCATAAAGTCGTTGACGTTCTTCGCGCCGAGTAAACGGGCAATGTGGAGGAAGACCCTTGGGAAATCTAATGTTTGCCCAATTTGTGGAACGGACATACCTGTCTGGAGAAGTTGAATCCATGACTCAGCTACACCAGAGGTGTCGACCGGTAGAGAACCATCACGAAGCGAGATGTCAAATGGGACGTTGATGATGTCAGGGTTAATCTGAACATCATTGCCAATTTGATATTCCTGTATAAGCTCCGTGGGCCAGTTACCCAGCACTTTACGCTTCAATTCCATTTCCATGTAGTCTTGTGTATTCATAGCCATGAACATGGACAAATCTTGCATCCCTTGCCAGGATATAAGTGAAGCAATCTTTTCGAGCCTGTTGGTCGCAGAGGTGGCTACGGCGCGAGCTTCAGTTGCACTGTGCCGTTCTCCACCTTGCCTTGGGATGCCCATAATATTATCAGTCGCCGCACCAACACGTTGCATCATGGATATAACAGCATCGGCATCCGCGATGTGCCCACGTGTTACGTCAGTGACTTGGAGTTGGGATACGGCGGTACGCACGTCTTTCCCCCAAGCACTGGACTTCAAGCGAATAATTCCACCCTCGCGGCCTTTTTTGAGATCTTCCACTCGTACCTGTGAAGGATCAACGATGAGTTGGTTATTCACGACTTTGCGGACGTTCGCAATGTGGCTATTAAATAACCAGTTTAATACATCCTGGAGGCCATTAATTATTTCAATCCGGCTGAGCGGATAGGTGCTATAACCATCATAGTCTGGTGCATTGATGGCGAAGGGTTTCTTGCCATGGCTAGAATCATCCCTATCGATACTGACGATGCACCAATCATCAGCGACAGAGAATAACCAGGTTTCCGGGTAGTAACCATCCTCATTTCCTTCCGCGCCGGGCAAATCCCATTCTCTTGGTAGAAGATCAACATACATATGAAGGATGGTTAAAGGTTTGAGGCCATCCGTGGACTTATAGAAGTTATCTGTAACGGTGTATTGAGATGCTACAGGCCCAGCTGTATGCACATACTTCGCGTTGATCCAAGGAGTTTTAGGAGTCTGTTCTTTCTTCAACAATTGTTGTTGATTGGTTTCTTCAATCCAGCCCACAAATTCCCCGGACTGTATATTATGCGCGGATACGTTCGGGTCGAGGAGGAGGTAACGTGGGCCGATGTTCTTAACCTTCGAACCTTCAAATACAATTCGGCTTTCCCTCACGGTTTCGTTTTCGATAATGGTATTACCCGTGAGGGTTTGCTTTTCCACTTCCCTAGTTTCCGTCACTTGTCGACGCTCAGTGGTCCATATCGGAGCCACCGCACCGATGCCATAACCAAGCCCATCCCGCCACCATGCGTAGGTGGATAGAGGAACTTTGAGATGTTCGACTTGGCGCTGCACTAGCACTTCCAGGAGTTTCACCGCAATGGTATCTTCCGTTGAAACACTTTCATACTGGAACATTGGTCGTTGCATCACAAAAGCCATCATTAGATATGTGAGCAATGTCTCCAGTGTTGCGTAGGAATAGGGCACCACGATGGCTGTGGGCTTAGTGACATCTTTTGTCTTTAGCTTTTGTTCGGCCACACTGAGGGGGATGTAGGCAGATAGGGTATCATCCGTCTTGTCCCATTCATCTTTTCTTTTGTTCTTTTCCTCATTCGCTACGCGAGCGAGTTCGAGAATTTTATCCACAAGTTTCTTGTGCAACTTTGACCGTGGATGTAGGTCAAGGTTGTAAGGATAATCATAGTTGAAATTGGCCCGCTTAGCTGCATCAATATTGCCCTTCGATGCATTGCGGTTATTTCCTTGTACTGTAACTGGCATGATATATCCTTTAATGGCTAAAGACTAAGAATCTTATTGTCATACTGGAGAGGTCTATGGCTCCACCAGAATTATTTATCAACATGGCTGTGATCGTATCGGCAGCCGTTACATGCGCGACGAGCGCAAGGCCTGCGAGATCGATAGATGCAGAGGGGATGACGAAATCACCCAAGGTAACGCCGGTACAGGTGAAGTCGGCCTCTGCCATGCTACCATCAGCAATTGAGGCTGGATCCCATGTGGCGGAGTAGGATGCACCGATGGCTTGGAAATTGGCATCGCATTCAGTTTCCGTGTAGTAGCGGCTATCAAGTTGGCCTCCATCGAGTAAGGTTTGGGTGTAATACTCACTGTTATGAGTATGTTCCACAGCGATGTCCCCGATTTCCCGGGCTTCGTGAATACGTACCGCAGTGGCTTGTAATGGTGTAGGTTGCTTTGGCATAGTTATCCCGTAATCTTGAATTACGTCAGATGACGTTCCATTCCTCTGGCGCCACTTCGGTTTCTATATCTGAATCATCAATCTCTTGCCAAGCCTTTTCAGTGTCCTGCATCGGATTGGTATAGTCCCAACCACCAAGGTTATCGAGCACGAAGATGAGATCTGCCGCCGCGTCAGCTAAGTCGTCATGCTTGGCACGGGGATGTGCGAGGAGTTGACGTTCCAGAGCAGCACATTCCCTCTTGTTATGGTGGATCATTTTGATTCGATAAAGGGCTGCAAGTTTGGCTATCCTATCTTCCTTCTTGCCCTTTTCTGGAATAGCCATCAGGTCGTAGATCTTGCCCTTTTCTAGCATTGCTGATCGCCAAGCTGTCAGGCCCCATAGTTCCAGCCCTGTATTTTTAATAAATATCTTCGTTGTATTGAGGTTATCTGCCATCTCGAATACACTATGAATTAATGCTTCTGGTGTTAAGCGTTTATTTAATGTGCTATGGAAAAAGGCTGACCCAGCCCGTTGGTCAATGACGATTCCGACCGCCGCTGAGAAATCGGACGCCATGTTTACCGTCCGGGCTGGGTCAACAATCACACATCGAGGAGCGGCATCTTTGGACATAAGATGCGTGACCATTTGATAGATAGAGTCCCCGATGTCGTAATGTAAAAAATCTTCTTGATGAAAAGCTGCATCTTCAACGGCGATGATTATATTGCGCTTTTCCTGCAGGAACTCGCTGAGCTGCCCTTGACTCTGCGCGAGGTCGTATTGTTTCTGGATGTATTCGTTACTTTCTTTTTCGGGCCAATTGGAGTTGAGATTATCATCGAAGGCCTCGAGACGATAGCCATACCAATTCTCATCTTCAAGCAGGTTGGACAAGAGATCGTCTTGATGCAACAATGTGCCAATAACCGAGATTTTTGCGTCTATCCCTGAGTTAGCTCCAGCGTACATAACGTCTGAATACAGCCAGCGCTTGAGCTTCTTGCGTCTGTCCTCGCTCATGACGAGTTCTGCTGTAAGCATATCGTCGAGAATAATGAGCGTCGGGCGTGTTGCGCCATGCTTCAAACCACGGAGCTGTTGGCCAGCACCTTTAGCTACGATATATGTACCATTAACAAGCTCTATGCGATCTTCTCGCCAAATCCTGCCTTTCTGCTTCCCGAAGGCTAGCTCAATCCGATCGTTGGTTTCAATCTCAGCTTTGATCGTATCGAGGTGTTCTACAGCTTGGTCATACGTCGCCGCAGTGAGGATGATAAAGGGCTTGTAGTTCTCCAAAGATATCCAGTGTAGCGGTGGAATTTGGAATAACCCAATTCGTAAGGGGTATGCCAGTTCGATTATGGTAGTCTTGCCCCAACCACGAGGCGCGGCAAGTGCGACGTGTTGTTTTGTCGGGTCATCAATAGGGCCAAAGATGTAACGATGATAGTCACTGAAGGGGATGGAAAAGTGATTAGGGAACATCGTTATGCCAAACAGAGCAGTGCTGTTCTGGCTCTGCTTGACCATATCCAGAAACTCGGCCTCCGCGGTATTGATACCGAAGGCCGAAGGATTCTCGACGAGTGGAATATCGTCGAGGAAGATGGAACCCGTATTACTCGGTGCTTGTTGGGGCAGGCACGTCGATGGGCTCATTTGAAGCAGATTTTCCATCTACAACAACTCCTGATTCAAAAGCGGCTCGCCAGCGTTGTTGAACTTCGACTATCTCGCCACGCTCGATTCTTGTGGTTTCCTCTTTCATCACGGTCTGTTTCACTGGCGCGTAGCCCGCACGATCAAGTACATCTTGGGCAGCTTTTAGAGCCAGTTTGTCATCCTCAGAGTGGATGAGGTTTATGACTTTTTCAATAGCCGGACCTGCGGCTTGCTGTATGCGTTTACGGACATCAACTACCTGATCCTCCATATCCCCAATGAGCTGATTCAGATAGCCTTGGTATAGAGGCTCACGTTGAATTTGGCACACACGGACTGGATCCATATCGAGCTTGGCCGCTATTTCCTTTCGACCATATCCGAGCAGCTCCATCCAGGCAACTTGCCTGTGTCTTGTACGAAGATTTTGCAGCGGCGCAACCATATTAGCCTCCTATACCTGTCTTTACAGCCATACCTACTTTGATTATCCCCCAAAGTAAGCCTAGTGTGCCAGCAACTATGGTGATAATAATTGCCCATCCAACCTTCTCCGCAATCCAGGCACCTCGTTTGTAGGCATCGGCCACATCGCGCATGCGTTCGCATCCCTTGCCTACATCGCCCTCACCAATATCGCGAAGCATTCCGAAGAAATGGCCCACATGCTTGAGAGATTCCTCATCAAGGTTACAGGGGCATATGGGTGTATACTGCCGCATTGCTTCCTGGACACTTTCACCTACGAGCTTGGATAATTCAGTACGGTCATCAGTAGATAGCGTCATGATGGAACCTACTTGTGTGAGTTAGCGAAGAGGGCTTCTTAATGGGTTTGGTATATGATTATGTGTAAATGTACGAAACACCCCGGCGTCGGTGGTGTCGTCGCCATCTTCCACATACTCGGATCCGTTAAACGGCCAGTACGCCACCCGATCCCCGCCCGTGGCCGCGTCGTAGAAAGCGAGGCCCGAAATCTGCCACGGATAGGGATTGGCCCAGGAAAGGCGCAGGTGAGTGCCGGGGCTGAAACTACCGTCGAAATCCTGCTCTGTGCCCTCGGTCCCGTCCACGCTCACGGCCATTTTGCCGCCGCCCCAGCGTACGGAAATGTCGTATGAGGTGCCCGACTCGTAACTCACAGCCTTAGTAGCGTTGGTCGTGCCGTCGCTAGACGCGATGCCGGAGCCGTCGATGAACACCAGATCCGCGCCGTCGCCCACGGAGATGAGGCCGGGATTACCCGAGATGTGCGTCAGGTCGTGGCCGGGAATGAATGTGAACTCGCAACGCCCAGCGCTTGCGAATATGGTGGCCAAGGCCGGATTGTCGGCCAGGGCGAACGACCAGCCGTTGCCCGTGGCGTCGGCGGCCTCGGTGGCGCGGGAGGCAATGGAGCTTGTAGTAGGAATATACTCAGTGGCAAAAGGGTGTTCCTCAGTTTGACCGAATGCTAGGGCTATTTGAGTTCCAGCAGGAGTACTGCCTCCGTCTAAATACGCACTTATATAACTATTTGGGCTTTCTCCATCATAAGCTGTTACAACTATCCGTTGCCATTCGGTTGTTAAGTCATGCATTTGCCCTGCAAACTGCAACTGGTTCGCTTGAGACAAATCAAATGATTTGACCCACACTGAAAAAGTAGCAGCTCCTCCCGCTGGGATATTATCATCAAACCGATAAAAGGCTATTTCCATTCCTCCTGTAGGAAACTCGAAGATAACCGCAGAGTCGCTCACATTATCTGGTCCTGTTGTATACCCTGCTCTAATCGCGCTATAATTCACATAGTATGAACTGCTGCTGCTGCCACCCGCTTTGAGATGAGAGTATAGCAATTTATTGGTCGCCGCCCCCTCCAACAGCAGCGCCAATCCGTTGCCCGTAACCAACTGCAAGCGCGGCTCGTTTTCTGCGGCGGTCTGCATGATACCGTCCGCGTCGATGTAGGTGGCCGTGCCCGAGCGGACGAATGTGGCAAGCTCTTCTGATTCCCAATCCATGAGCGGGTCGGTCGCCAGGGCGGGCAGGGCCGTCAGGCACAGCAGGATCGTAAGCAGGATACGGGCTACCATGCGTACCCCCTCAGAATCGGCCGCTCGCACGTGGCCGGTTCGCCCTCGACGGTAAGGCAATCGTAAATCTCCATGCCGGCAAGCTCCGGATACGCGGCCCGCACGTCCTCGATGCTTTCGCCCAGATACGTGACGCCCGTCTCGGGCAAAAACCCCTGCGGAAGCTCGGGCAATATATTCGCCCACCAGTCCGGGACCACAACCGAAAGCAGAATTAAATCAGGAGACTCATAGAAGACCTTGACATTGCTCGGAAAACTCGGATTCCACGGCTGGCTCAAAAAATTCCCGCGCCTGAGCACATAGGCGTCATCGCCATATTGGTTCCCGGTCAACGACTCCACAATCTCAAGACCGGCAACCTCGCCAGCCGTGGCCGTGACCGAGAAGAACGCGAATGTGTGGGCATGGACTGGAGAAGCCAGCATGGTCAGGAGCAGGGCGAGGACAAAAATGAGGCGAGTCATCATTAACATCCCTTCTATTCCTTGCTCGAATAAACCCCGGTGCATTCTCCAACACCGCCCCAGCCATCCGGTTCGAGTAGAATCGACCGGGCCAGCGCATTTATCCCATAGACCAATGTACCATTTTCCATGAGCAACTGAATCTCGTTCCCGTCACTATCGCGCAGGGCATAATACTCGCCATCTTCGCTAGTCCGAAGATACACGTTATACTTGGCCCCCGCATTCATTGCAGAGCAGGAAAATTCAATTTGATGATACGTCCCGAACTCGTCGGCACTAATGCTCGCATTTTCGGTACTATTCATTGTGGCATCAATCACCTTGCCCATCTGCCTCGCGAATGCCGCTGTAGCCAACAGGCCCACAACCACCATGATGACCAAACCCCTCAGACAACCTTCCCATATTCCAACTCCTTATTATCCACCATCACTATACGGGCAGGATAACAAAAAGCCGAGCTGGTGTATAGGTGGGCGGTGGAGTTGTGGCAAACCGCACCTTGTGGCACATTGTGGTACCTACCCCAATATGCTACGCAGTAATTTAGTGCAGGATTCTAACACACAGCAAGCCCACCCACCCAAGGGGGGGGGGTGGATTGGTTGGTTGGAGTGGGCGGTTGCCCGGCGGGAAACTTTTTTCGTGAAGTAGTTGACAAGGTTGCGGGGTTGAGGTATGGTTTGAGTACGTTCATTGATAGGTAAATAGGGGGCAGGGGGACAAAATTGGAGGTTTCCAAGATGGCACAGAAGTCCATTTATCAGATCATGCAGGATAGGTTGTTGCCGACGACGGACAACAAGGCAATGGAGGCAGATGAGGGGCCGAGGGATACCGCGTTTACGGTGGAAGTGCCGGAGTGGTTTCCAACGGCGGCCACGGAGGAGGAGTGCCAGAAAGTGATCGACCATTTCGGCGTGGAGGCCGTGGTGCTGACGGCACTGGCTCAAGTGGTCATTGATTGCCGTGAAACTGCGAGGCGGACCAACAAGGTGAAGGATGGAGATCGCCAAGCAGCGGTTGACGCCGTGAAGATTGAGGCGCCAAGGGTGGCAGGCGATCCGGCGGAGAAGCTGGCCAAGTCGATGGCCAAGGCCACGCCGGAACAGATCCGGGCCGCGTTGCTGAAACAAGGCATTGATGTTAAGGATTTGATGTAGATTGAACCAACACCCCTGCACCTATTTGAACCGAGGAGGCGGCAAAAGTCGCCTCCTTTTTTGTGGCTTATGGGTTGCTGGGTGGTGGGGTATGTCTAGGTATTAGTTGAGATAGATTTGGCCCGGTCTAGGTAGGTAGGGATAATGGGCACCGTGGCCGGAGAGGGTGTAATCTCAGATTACGCCTGTGTTGGCGTGGGTGGTAGGGGAATGGATGTAGAATATCTAGGGATTAGTACAGCGCCGCCAAGCGGCGTGGAGGGATTGCGGCATGGATGAACCACGTGGCCGGAGTTGTAATCCATCTTTGCGTAGTCAGTTGGTTGACTAGTCAACGTAGTCAGTAGTCAATAGTCAACCGGGGGGGTTTTGGGGGCGCGGGTGGTGTGGGATAGTGTTAGTGTGGTTGTGTAGGGGTGTGTTGTTGTATAGGGATATATTTAGAGGGGGGGGGTTTGGGTGCTATTAAAAAA